ATGGCATCCATTCTCAAGACGGCAACCGGTTGGCGCGTGCAGCTCACAGTAAAGGGCGCTCGGGACAGCCGAATGTTCGACACCAAGGCGCAAGCTCAGGAATGGGCGGTGAAGCGCGAGGCCGAGATGCGATCCATCGACGGCGGCATGGGGAGCAAGACCCACACGGTGGGCGACGTGCTCGACCAGTATCAAAAGACGGTCAGCCCGACCAAGCGCGGCGAGAGGTGGGAGAAGCTGCGGCTTGAGCTGATCGGAAAGAAGGTGGTTGAGGGGAAGGCGTTCCGCGACATCCGGCTGGCCGACCTGAAGCCTCACCACATTGCCGCGTGGCGCGACGCGCGCGCTCGAGACACCGTCCCAGGATCTGGAGCGAAGATTTCCGGGTCATCTGTATCCCGCGAAATGTCCCTGCTGTCTCATGCGCTGGAGGTCGCCCGGAAGGAATGGGGCTGGCTGATCGCCGATCCGATGAAGGAGGTGCGCCGGCCGCCGGACAACCCGCCGCGCGACCGGCTCATCTCGGACAAGGAGATCGAGAAGATCACCCTGGCGCTCGGGTATCAGGAAGGGCTGCCGGTGGCTCTCCCGTCGCAGCGGGTCGCCGTGGCATTCCTGCTGGCGATCGAGACGGCCATGCGCTCCGGGGAGATGCTGGGCTTGACCAGCGACACGGTGGACTTCGAGGCGCAGGTTGCCCACTTGCCGCTGACGAAGAACGGCGGCGCGCGGGACGTGCCGCTCTCCATGCGCGCGCTCGAGCTGCTGCGGATGCTGCCGAAGGTGGATGATGGCAAGCCGCTGTTCGCGCTCTCGGCTGCCAGCCGGGACGCGCTGTTCCGCAAGGCAAAAGAAAAGGCCGGCATTGCCGACCTGACCTTCCATGACACCCGCCATGAGGCGATCACTCGCCTGGCGAAGAAGCTACAGCCACTGGATTTGGCCCGGATGACCGGGCACACCAACCTCCAGGAGTTGCTGACCTACTACAACGAGTCCGCGCGGGACATTGCGCGCCGGCTCGGCTAGTCCGTCTTCCGCGGTCGTCCCGCCGGCTGCTCGCGGTAGGACTCTGCCCACGCGATGACCTCGGCCGCCTTCCAGCGAGGGAGGGCCTTCGCCAGCTCGTCCTTGCCCGACTGCACCGAAGGGATGCGGATCGGCTTCGGAAACCCGGGCAGAGTCACCACCCGTTCGCGCACCACCTTGGGCGAGCGGACCAGGTATTCGGCGATGCGCTCCACGTCCCACAGGGTAACGCTCACGGGCAGCGCTGGCCGCACGTGGTTGGCCACGGCCACTGCAATGCGTTCGATCAGGTCTGCTTCGCTCATGGTGATGCTCCAGTTTCTGGCTGTTGTTTCGATGATTCGTGCTGCTGCTTCGGTCATTCCAGTTCGTGTTCTGCTCGCCGCATCGCGGCCGTGAGTTCTGCCATCGCGTCGTGCGTGCCGCCGCGGTCCGGGTGGTCGGTCTGGGCGCGCCGCCGGTACGCCGCTCGCACCGCGGCCATGTCGCGCTCGCCTGCCGGCACGCCGATGACCTCGCGCCAGCTGCGCGCGGCGGCCGGCGGCGGCAGGGCGGTGAAGCCCGTGAATGCCCGGTCGAGGATCTGGGCGCCGCCGTGCCGCTCGATCGCGCGCAGCGCTTCCAGCGTTGCCGCGATGGCGGCGAGGTTGTCGGCCACGGCGCGGTACCGATCGATTGCCATCACGCGCGGCGCACCTGCCCGGTCCTGCCAGTAGACGGCGGCGCCCGGGTCGGTGGGCTCGCGCTGGCCAGATCGCGGCAGGCCATCCAGGCGGACCACCACGTTGGTGCTGATCACCGTGTAGCCCGGCCGCGCGCCGAGGCGGGCCAGTTCATCCAGCACGCGTTTCACGCCGTCGGACACCGTCAGGGCCTTGGTGGTGGTCCACGACGTGCTGCCGCCGTTCGTGTAGTTGACCGTGCGCCGGTCCTTGCGGCCGAAGCGCGCGTCGGCGCGCTGAGCGTCGGTTTTGCGGGGCCAGCCGGCCGGCCAAGTGAGGGGGTAGTTGGTCATGCTAGGATGGTTGTCACGTTGGAGGGGCGGATATGGAACGCGTTTCCGAGTACCGAGGCTTCGAGATCCGGATGTTCCTGACGGGCACTTCCACAGACATGTTTGACGTCTGGTTCCAGATCACGGGCCCGACAAATCCAGCCGGAGTCGCTGCGATAGGAAAGCGGATCAAAGTTCACGGCAGCCCATTCTCCAAACGATGGGCATATCTGGTGGCTGAAGTCGCTGGCCGTGCGGCGGTGGACGTATATTGGGCGTGGACGAGTAAATTGCCCGTTTGACTCCCGACGAAATGGAGGGACAAGCCATGGCTGAGAGCCTTATTTTCATGGGTCGGCACGTGACCTTTGAATTGACCGAGAGGACTTTCGGGATGTGGCATTGGACATACACCCTCGACGACCAAGCGACCTTCGAGAGCCAAGGAAAATCCTTCCCCACGCGTGAACTTGCGATGGCTGACGCCATGTGTGATGCAAGGAGTCGAATTGAACGGAGCCCGGAGTAGCCTTACACCGGCAACTTCATTGGTGCCACCTAACGTCACCATTCTTGGGAGACGGCCATGGCGAAGTGCGATGCTTGCTTTTCGATCCTCCCCGACAGCCGCGGGGAACGGGGGCACGACGCCCTTGTTGAAACCGGCAGTGAGAAAATCCGCCCGTTCGGGAAGGCACCCGTCATCAAGACGTCGTTCATCTGCTCGACGTGCGGGACGAAATGGACCTACGAGAACAACATGAACGACAGCTTCGCCGGCTGGCATGAGGTAGAGAACTGAGTTCATGGCGAAGCATCCAGCACGAGCCCCGGTTGCCGCGTACGCTCCGCCTGGAGCGCGATGTAGTCGGGGTTGAGTTCGGCACCGAGCCACCGGCGGCCGAGCCGCTGGGCGACGCTGGCCACCGTGCCGGAGCCCATAAAGGGATCGAAAACGACGTCCCCCGGCCGGCTGCCGGCGAGGATGCACGGCTCGACCAGCGCCTCCGGGAACGTGGCGAAGTGGGCACCGCTGTACGACTGCGTCGCGATAGTCCAGACGCTGCGACGGTTGCGCTCGCTGGGCATGATCGCCATCGCCTGGTCGAAGCTGGCGTTGTTCTTCACACGTGCCTTCGGCTCGGCATCGTATCCGCGCCCGAATCCCACGCCGGTACCTGGGTAGACCTTGCGGCCAACGGCCTTCATGTTGCCGTTCGTTTTGGCGCCGCCATTGGCGCGTGTGCTGCCGATCTGCGCCTGAACATCCTGCGACAGTCTGGCATGCGTGTTTGGGCTGACTGGCTCCAGCACCGCTGCCTGATCGTAGAAGTACTTGTCGCTGCGAGTCAGTAGGAACAGGTATTCATGCGCCTTCGTGCAGCGGTCACGCACGCTTTCCGGCATCGGGTTGGGCTTGTGCCAGATGATGTCCTGACGTAACCACCAGCCGGCATCCTGCAATGCGAAGGCCAGGCGCCACGGCTGGCCGACTAGGTCTTTCGGCTTCAGCCCGGCTTCCCTGCCGGCTTGGCGATTTTGCAAGCAGATCGCCGCCTTCCCTCGCTGACGGTTTATGAACTGCGCACCGGTCATTGGACCCGTGGGGCCTCCGCTGCTGGCATAGCTGTCCCCCATGTTCAGCCACAGCGTGCCGTCGTCGGCCAGCAGCTCGCGGCACAGGTCGAACACCTCGACCATGTTGGCCAGGAACTCACGCAATGTCGGCTCTTGGCCAAGCTGGCCCGGGTGACCATAGTCGCGCAGGCCCCAGTACGGCGGGCTGGTGACGATGCACTGCACGCGCACGCTAGCGGCAATGAGGTCGCGCATGACGGCGCGGCAGTCGCCTTGGTAGCAGTGGTCGATCATAGGGCCACCTCTACAAAACCGGCCCAAGCCGCCGATATAGGGTGGTTACACCGGAGACCCCAGCCATGAACAACCTTTCCGCCATCCTTCCAAAGATTCTTGACGAGCCGCGTGTCAGCAAAGCGATCCAGGCGGCTGACGAGCTGCCTACGCGGGAAGACCGCTGGGGCGCGTACGTAGCCGTTGCGTTCGGAACTGGCGACGAACACTTGATCAGCTTCGTCTTCGGCAAGATCGCTTTGGAGTACGGTGTCGCTGAAATGGCAACGGAGACAGGCATTGATGACGATTTTTTGCGTCGCCTGGTCCTTGGTATAGCCATGCCAAGTCAACAGATGATGGGCGCGATTATTCGTGCGGCCGGTATTACTCCGACTGCGATGAAAGGTTAGGTTCACGCTGCCTCCGTAGGCTGTGCCACCGACAGTGCTACTGCCACGGGCTGCACCCACACGGGGGTAGCCGACAACATGAACGTCTCGCCTGTCTCGGCCAGCAGCAGCGTGGTGCCCATCACCTCCGCGATGGCGCGCGCGGCGTCCGGCGGTACGGCGTTGCCGATGCGCTCGCGCCAGGCCTGATCGCTCAGGCCGTCCAGCTCCAAATATTCCTCCGGCTCGATCAGCGATTGCAGCGCGGCCAGCTCGAGCGTGGTGAACGGGCGGTGCCACGTGCCGTCCAGGGCGCGGATGATCGCCACCAGCTTGTCATTCGGCGCCGGCATGCGCGGATCCGCCACCGACCACCGGCCGTTGTCGTGGCCGGCAGCTGCTGACACGGCGCCGCTCGACTGGTCCCACGCGACCACGCCATAGTGGCCGCCGGTCAGGTATGCGTCGCCGCGCTCGCGCCGCATGCTGGTGCGTGGGTCCGCGACAGCGAAGGCACCCTGACCGGTGGTACTACCGCTGATCACCGTCCCGGTGGGCGCGTCGAAGGGCGTCACAGCATATTTCCCGAAGGTCGGCCCTGCGCGCCGTGGGTCCTGCACGCACTGGCCCGTGCCGTGTGCGCTCGTGACGGCGCCGGCTGCCTGATCCCACGGAACGATGCGGAATTCGTTGTTGTGCTTGGCCGGGCCGGCGTGGCGCGGGTCGGCCACGCTGAAGGTGCCTTGGCCGGGATTCGTTCCGGCCGTGATGGCGCCTGACGCTTCGCCCCAGCGGAGAACCCCGTACTGCTGATACTGGGCCACGCCCGCCGCGTGCCGGGGGTCCGCCACGGAGAATGCGCCGTTGCTGGGAAGCGACTCGCCAGCGACCGCGCCAACATGCTCTTCCCAGTCCAGCACCCCCAGATAGCCGTTGCGCCGCTCCGGGATGATCAGGTAGTCGCGCAGGTGGCCATTCTCGACGGCCAGCTTGTTCAGGCTGCGCCAGTCGCTGCCGGCCTCCACGAACGCCAGCCGCACCCACGTCTTCCACTGCAGCGACGGGACACGGTGCATCGGCCCGCCGGCGGGATCGCCCGGGTGGGGCATCCTGCCGAGCACGGTGCCGACGCCCTGCAGGCGCCGCAGCTCGGGCTCGTACAGGAAGGCCGGCACCTTTTCCATGTGCCGCGCCACCAGGAGGAAGCGTTTCCGGCTCTGAGCCAGCCCGCCCAACTCGCCGCAGTCGTGCGTCGTCTCGTTCACCGCGTAGCCGTAGTGCCGCAGGATCTGGGCAATCTGGTCGAGCAGGTGCCGGCCGCGCGTGGCCAGACGCGGCACGTTCTCGAACACGATCAGCTCGATCGGGTCATCCTTCCAGGCTTCGCACATCAGCCAGACGCAGCGCAGCGTCAGTTCGTTCAGCGCCTGGTACTTCGGCGTGCGGCTCAGGGTCTCCGAAAGCAGGCCGGACGCGCCCTTGCATGGGGACGAGATGAACACGCAATGGGGCCGCTCGTGGCCGGCGGCGCGCACGATGTCGTTCGGCGTGGCCTCGCGCCAGCCGGCCGGCGGCTCGGCACCGTGGAACGCGGTGTATTGCTCGCGGGTGAACAGGTCCATGACCGTGCACGGCACGCCCACGAGCGTCTCGAAGTCGCGCGCGGCAGCCGGGTCGACATCGATGCCGCCGATGCAGCGCCAGGTGGCGACCATGTTGCCCACTTGTGAGGCGGCCTTCTTGAAGCCCTTGGCGCCGCCGCCCAGACCGCAACAGAAGCCGAAGGTGCGATATTCGCGGCGGATCATGCGCTCACCTCGCCGCTGGATTGGGTTGCCGCCTGCAGCTCGTCAATGCTTCGCCAAGCCCGCGCGCGCCACTCCGTGCCGTGCTGCAGCGCCAGCTGAATCAGCCAGTGCAGCACGTGCGCCTGCTCTTCCTCGCAGCGCTTCGGGATGTCGGTGCCGGCGGCACGCAGCGCATGCGCGATGGGCGTGGTGGTGTAGAGCATGAGGCCCAGCACCTCGAGCAGCGCATCGGTCGGCTCAGTCGGGTAGGGCAGCGTGCCCGGGGTAATCTCCGCAGAATTTGCGGTGATTGGGGTCGTATTCCCCGCAGCGGCGGCGGCGCAATCCGGGCACGGTACGCCGCCCTCGTCGGGCGCGTAGTAGCTCGGGCCGCCGATCATCCCGTGGTCGTTGCACGTGGCGCACTTCTGCGCGGCGGGCGGTGCGGCTTGGGCGAGGATGGCCAGTGCGGCGTCAATGCGCTTCTGCTGGCGACCGATGTCCACGTCGCGCGATCCCGGCGTGCCGTACTCCGGACGGATCGAGACCAGCAGCGCGCGCAGCATTTCCATCTGTGGCAGCGTCATACCCTGCGCCACGCTCGCGGCTTCGTTGTTCTTCTCGTTGCTCATCACATGCTCGCTGTAGGGTGGGCGGACAGGCGACATTCCCAACCAGGAGAAGGTGTCGCGCGCTGTTTAAGGACTCGGCGTTGTCCGGCCGCCGTCCGCCCGTTGATCGTCAGTCCACCGATTCCTGCGCGTCTTCGTCGACGCCGAGGCTCGTGTGCACCTCCTGGCCGAGCAGCTGGATCACGCGCGCTGCGACCTTCTCGTCGGGGTGCGCCTGGGCGGTGAAGTCGACGAAGACCGTGCCGCCTTCCTTCATGTCGAGGACCAGCTTCTTGATGCGCACATCGTCGAGCACGATGTCGTCTTCCTTCTTGACCTTGTTGTGCATGGTGAGCAGCTGGTGCTCCCACGTGCCGTCCCATTTCACCGGGCCGATCTTCGGGTTCTTCAGGTTGGGCAGGTGGTCAGCGGTGGTGACCAGGTCGCCCTGCACGCTGTCGTCCTTGTGGTAGAAGCTGGACTTCAGCGTCGACGAGAAGAGGACGAGGTCGTCGTTGGAAAGCATGGCGCGCAGGCGCAGATCCATGCCGAGCACCGGCTCGTCGCCGTGCTTCTCGTTGCGCACGTTGACGTGCAGGATCTTGACCATCTTGTTTTCGAGTTCGAGCATTCGGTGGCTCCGGTGGTGGTAGGAGAGGGTTAGGCCGCGCGGGCGGACATGACAGCGTCGGGGTACGCCTCGACGCCCGGCAGGCGCATGGCGTCCTTCTGGGCCTTGGCCAGCTGGTTCAGCGCCGACTGGTTCACGTCGAGCAGGTGCTGGTGCTCGGGGTGCTGCGCGATGAAGGCGATCAGCGCCATCTTGTCGGTGAGGCGGGCCTTCCAGTTCTGGCGGGTGGACAGGCCGGCCACCTTCGGCGCGGCGGTGGCTACCGGCATAGGCGCGGCGGTGACCATCTCGGCTTCCATGGCGATCGTCTCCGCCTGGGCGGCGCCGGCGGCTGCCGTCTCGCTGGCCTGCTGCTGCAGCTCGGCCGCCTTGGCCGCGTCACCAGCGGCTGCCGCGTCGGCGGCCTCCTTGGCGATGCGGTCGGCTTCCTCTTGCGCGCGGCGTGCGGTCTCGCGTGCCTCGGCCTCGATGCGCTGGCGCTCTTCACGCGCAACCCGCTCAGCCTCGCGCCGGGCTTCCTCTGCCTTGCGCTGCTGCTCGCGGTCATAGGTCAGCATCGCGCCCTTGAGCGCCGTCTCGGCCGACGCCAGGTATTCCTTCGGCGCGCGGAAGAGGTCGTTGACGGCCTTCACCGCCTGGTTGAGCGGGCCGGTGATGGCGGTGCGCTTTTCCTCGACGTCCTTCGAGAGGCCCTTGACCTTCTGCAGGTCGGCGGCGGCCAGCTCGTACATGGTCGGGCTGTCGACCACGAAGGATTGGGCGCTGGTGAGCATGCGCTGGGCCTTGCCGGCCAGCACGACGGCGTCGCTCGCGTCGTAGGCGACGCTGCCCTGAGTATTGGTGGAATCGGTCACAGTCAGGATCTCCGGGGTAGAGCCGCGATCAGGCGGCGTGCTTGTTCTTGAAGCGATGCAGGGCCAGGCAGCCCAGAAAGACCGGCCAGTCTTCCGGGTCGGTCATCTCGTGGAGGCGATAGGTACCGTCGTCGCGCAACTCGACAGTGAAGCGGGCCTCGACCCGCTTGCCGCTGGCCTTCTCGACGGCGTTCTTGTAGGCGGCGGTCTGCGGGCCGTAGCTGGGAAACATGCCGCCGGTCTTCAGATCCCAGATGCAGCGCTTGCCGTCGAGCAGCACCAGCCGGTCGTAGGTGCCCGCGTAGCGGTGGGCCGGGTGGAACACGCGCTCTTCCATCCCGAGGATCTCGAAGGACAGTTCCGCGCGCAGGCGGATCCAGCCGTCGAGATAGGGCTGCACCACGGCCGGCACGGTGGCCTCGTCCAGTTCGCCCTGGTCGTACAGCTCGGTCGCTTTGTGCACGGCGGTGCCTAGCTCGCGCTTGTACTGCAGCACGTCGGGCTTGATGAACGACAGGTCGTTCAGCGGCGCGAGGATCTGCGTCACGCTCGGGATCACCACGCCGTCGGCGGTGTAGGTGTGCGACGCCTCGTCGAAGAGCAGGGCGGACATCAGCAGTTCTCCTTGATGTAGTCCTGGAGCGCCACGAAGCCGTCGCGGGTCAGACCGTCGAGCGTGTCGGGGGTGGACAGGCCCAGCGAGTCAAGGGCTTCCTGGACAGGGATTTCCGCGCCGGACAGCTTCGAGCGCACATACTGCTTCTCGCCGTCGGTGGCCAGATCGGCGCCGTCGGCCCGTGCGGCGTCGTTCGGCTGCACGTCCTGCGCCTCGTCCTTGGCCTGCTGTCGTTGGGCGGCGCCTTGGCGCTGCCGCGCGGCCGGCTGCTCGATCACCTCGCTGGGCTGCTGCTCGACCTGCTTCGGCTTCGCCTGCGGCATGGCCACGGAGTGGCTGGCCGCGGCCACGGTATCGGCCGGGCCCATGTCGCGCTCGACGATGCGCGCGGCTTCGTCCTCGTCGTAGATGCCGGCGAAGCCGTAGGCCAAGCGCGCGCCCTGGATTAGCGTCTTGTGGCGCATCATCCGGGACGGGTGGCTCTTCCACGGCTGCATGCCGGCACGCACCACCTCGGCGAATCGCTCGCGCACCTTGATCGGCCGCGCGCGGTCCTTGCGGTAGATGTGCACTTCCATCCAGACCGGCACCGTCTTGCCCTCGAAGGTGATGGTTTCCTCCGACTCGACGAACTCGAAGCCGTCGGATTGCGGGTGCTCGTTGATGATGCGCGACCAGCCGTCCACACCGACCACCGGCACAATGCCGCCCTTGTCTGGGAAGGCGTAGATCTCCTTCGTGAACGGGTTCAGACCGTACTGGTCGGCCACGATCAGCAGCGCGGCCATCTGCTCGTTGGTGATGTCCTGGTTGCCGTTCTGGCGGAAGGCCGTGGCCTTCAGCGTGCCGAGCAGCTTCTCGGCCTCGATGCTGTACTTCGCCGCGAACTTGGCGACGAGGGTCTGTTTCTGGGGGGCGGCCGGGCGCTCGGCGACGGCAGTGGACATGCGGATCTCCTGAGAGAGGGTTACAGGGCGCCGGCGCGGATGGCGACGGTCAGGTACCAAATGACGCCAGCGGCCAGGCCGAAGCCCACGGCGCCGGTCCACTGCCGGCCGCGCGAACACTTGGCCACGGCCAGCAGCGTGTTGGATGCGGGGTCGTAGTTCACGCCAGCACCTCGCGGGCCACGGCCACCAGCGCGTAGCCGAGCGCCAGCCAGAAGGCGACGGTCAGCAGGCGGTTGTTTCGTTCGCGCTCATGCATGGCCGGTCTCCTGGGCTGCACGGGCCAGCACGTTGCGGGCCAGGTCGTCTGCCAGGCGGATGGCGCCAATCAGCGCCTGCTTGTCCTGCGTGAAACGGACGGCATCCATGTAGGCGCGCAGGGCGTCCAGCGCGTCGCGCAGCAGGTTTTCGTGCCCGCTCGCCCGTTCGATTGCAGCGTCTTGGGCGCGGGTCATTGCGACACCCACGAAGCGACGAGCATCCCGGCCAGCGCGACCAGCGGGGTTGCGATGTAGAGGGCGACTGCCACCAGGAAGGCGTAGCGGTTCATGCCGCCCTCCGCACGGTGGTGTCAGCCTTCTCGGCTGCGCCGGCGTTGCCCAGCAGCAGCTGCGCGTACAGCAGCACCTCGGTCTTGTCGATCGTGCCCCAGACCACGCGCTTCTCGGACGAGGCGATGTAGTTGGAGAGCAGGGTGGCGGCGTTCGGGCTGCGCGCCAGCTCGGCGAGATACGCCCGCTCGTCGCGCGTGCCGTAGGCGTTGTCGGTGGTATTCATGGCTTCCACGTGATCTGGTGAATGACGTTGAGGATTCCGCGATGTCCCACGCCGTACTCCCGGGCGAGGGCACGCGACCCATTTGCTCGGTCGCCCGGGATATACCGACTGCGGATCTCGGCAACCTGCTGCGCGGTGAGCTTGGAAGCCTTGTTCTGTTCGCCCTTCAGTGGCCTGGATCGGCCGCGTTCCGCCATGTCTCGCATGTTGTCCGCGTGCGTACCCAGCTCCAGGTGCTCCGGGTTCACGCAAGCGGGGTTGTCGCAGCGGTGCCGGACATGCATGCCTTTGATGTCGTCCAGTTGCAGGCCGTGTGCCTGGACGTAGGCGAGCCGGTGCGCCTTGTGATGACGACCTTTGATCGTCAACTGGCCGTAGCCCCGGCACTTGCTTTTCGTCCATTCGATGCATGGCGTGTCCATGTCGATGCTCCCGGCTCAATCAACCGCGTAATACCGAAGTACACACACCCACTCGTCGCCATCGAGGCGAACGGCCTGAACGGCTGGGGAGCGGTACTGGTCAACGGAGATGGCCCGGGCGCTCGCTGCACGCACGACGGTGTCACGGTCGGCGCCGCGGAACTCGATCTCGGTCAGGCGGCTGCCGCGCGGCTGGCGCAGGACGCGCTCGCGCACACCAGCGGGGGCAGGGCGGGCGGCCGGCGTGGGGAACGGCCAGGGGGTGCGTTGGACGGAGGTCATTGGTCGGACCTCGCGCCAACGTGGACGCATGCCCAGCCGATGAAGGCGCAAGCCAGTCCAGCCACGAAGAAGATGATGAGAGCGGTTGCCACGTTGGCCTCCATCGGTGAGTTGATGGAGATATGTTACCAACTAGGTAACAATATGCAAACCAAAAAGGTAATAGCAGCGATTGATTGTTTTTACTGTTTTGGTAACAGTGATAGGCAAAAGAAAACCCGCCAAGGGTGGCGGGTTCGGTTGCGGCGCGGAAGGGGTTACTGTGACAGCAGCTTCTTCGTCTCTTCCGTGATGGATGCGAGGCCCTTCTCAATGATCTCTCGCCATTCACTGGTGGACGCCATCTGCTTGGAATCCGTCACGCGCGTCCGGATCGTCTGCTGTCCTTGAAGGTGGTCGACGTTCCCGGCGAGCTGAAGCTCTGACTTGTGGTTCACGCTGATCGACCAGAAGCCAGGCTGGAACCAAGCCCAGAAGTCGGTGATTTGCGCGCTGACCGGCGCAGCTGTATCGAAGTTCGGATCCCCCTTCTTGACGACCACGTAGCCTGCCTGCTGGAACCCCGTCGTCACAGCGCCCTCGACGAGACCAGAAACCGTCTTCCCTTCGGGTAGCAAAATATCGCCCAGCGCTTTGCCGTACGTATTTCGCTTCCGCCCGACTGCGCGCGCTTTTGAGGCGTCGCTCGTGTCCTCGTCTGGGTCTAACGACGCCATGTCAGCGCTGGGCGGAGCGACCGTAAAGGTGCGCTTGTCCACGACCGAGTCGATGCGAACGTACTTGCCACTCGCCGGGTTCGCCGCTTGTGGGGCGGCAATGTCAACGGTACCGCGCCCTACGGCGCAGCCTGCAAGGATGGATGCCGCAAGGCCATAGGTCAGCAGACGGATGGTCAGCAATTTCTTCTCCAATGGGATTGTTTTACTCAGGGCGCCAGGCGGACGGCTTGACGATTGCAGCTACGAAACTCAGTTCTTCGACCTCGGCGGCCGAAATCTTGACGGTCTTGTGGCTCTGGTTCACGGAAAGGAAGGCGCTGTAGCCGTCGCGCGTGTAGCCCAGAATCTTGATCATGACGCGGCCGTCCTTCGAGCGCACCAGGACTTCGTCGCCGGCGGCGACAGCATGGTTTGGCTCAATGACCACGAATTCCCCGTCCTTGATGCGTGGCTCCATCGAGTCTCCGACGCAGCGCAGGCCGTATGCGTCCGAATCCATGCTGAAGAACTGCAGATACCCGTCACCGTGCCCAACGGGGTACTCCAAGTCACAAAAATGGCCATTGTCACCAAGCTTTGCCATCGCTAGCACGGGGATCCTTCTGAAAGCGCTCTGGGGAATGGGAATCGGGGCCCAGTCGTCGTTGTAGCTGATGGCCGGCGTCGGCTGACCCTTGCCGTTCAGCAGCCACACCGAGTTGATCTGATGCTTCTCCTGGAGGCCGATCGCCTGCACTAGGGTGGGTTTCCTGGTGCCCTCGGCCCATTCCAGCACGTCCTGCTCTGTCGTGCCAGCAGCGAGCGCGATCTCCGCCGGAGGCAGGCCGATCTTCTCGAGCATGAATTTCACACGCCGGGCCAGATCCGTCGCCTGGTCGGACGGGACCAAGGGGCTCGCATCGGAGTCCATCCAGAATTTCGGGTAGCCGAGGGTTTCCTCGACCTTGCGCGCGGTCCGGTCGCCGATGTCCTTCGCCCCGCTGAGGTAGCGGTTGACGAGCGAGGGCGTGGAATAGCCAAGGCGCTCGGCGGCGCGGGACTGGTTGTCCTCGCACCGTTCACGGATGGCGATCGCCAGCTTCTCGCGGCGGATTTCCTTGATTGACTTCATGCGCGTGATTGAACCCGGAGTGACCTAAAAGGTAAATAAACCGATCTGGTAACAGTTGTGCCTTGAACTATGACCAAAACGGTCATAGAATCGGGCCATGGACACCATCACTTGCGCCCAAGACTTCAAATCCTTCTACCGGTCTCTGCCGGCGGAACGGAAGGAAGCGTTCGCAAAGGCGGCGAACACCACCACCGTCTACATCGAGACGCATCTGGTCTACGCGCGCAAGGTGCCGCGCAAAGCGAGCATGGATGCGCTCTGGAAGGCGTGCCACGAATTCGGCGCGACGTTCAGCCGCGAAGACCTCTTGGCGTTTTTCTTCGCAGCTGGAGCAGCCTGAGGACACCCCCATGAAACGACTGTACGCGCGCCTGGTGCTGTGGCTGATCCGGCCGGCGCTGGAACTGAAAGACCGAGCCGACCGGGTCGTCCTCACCCAGGTAATCAAAACCGCTGGTGAAGAAGCGAGAGCCGAAATCCGAAGGACCCTCAGTCGTCGAGATTGAAGTTCTCGGCCAGCTCGGGCCAGAGGTCTTCGATCGGGTCTGCTAGCGCAGCGCCGAACTTTTCGTTGATGAGAGGCAGCAGCTGTTTCACCACGTCTTGATTGTGGTGGGTATGAATCAAGAGCGAAACAACGCTTTGCAGCAGAGCGATTTGGCCATGAAGGCTCGCCATGTCGACTTTCATGCGTACCCCTTTCGTGGGTGGTTGAGAAGGTGAGATGTCTCAATTGTTCCATGGCTGTGGGTACGCACCCTAAAAAGTGAAGAAGGCGTCGTTAATCGACGCCTTCATTTGGCCCCCGGGCCAACTGTGGAAGCAACTGTGGAATCGATTGAATTTTCCAATCAGGAGAAGAAGAAATGCGGGTAGCCGAACAGCCGGAAACCGGCGCCGGTACTGGGTCTCAAGGCTTTTTCATCAACGGAAAAGGGCGTTTTCTGCCCGACGCCGAGATCGCAACGTGCAGCACCTACCGCGACGCCTGCGCGCTGGCGTGGGAACGCCGCACCCAGCCGGGTCTGACGCTCCAGGCGCTGGCGGCCCTGGCCGATCTCTACCCGTCGCATGTCAGCGACTACTTCCAGCGCGATGCCCTGAACGCCAAGGGCAACCCGCGCCGCTCCCTGCCGGCCGAGAAGATCGCCGACGTCGAGCGCGTGCTGGGTAACCGGATTCTCAGCCAGTACCTCATGCACCGCGGGGCTCTGACCATCATGGAAGCGGTGCTGGCAGCGAGGGGTGCATGAGGCATTTGGAAGCACGCGAGGTGGCCATCAAGGCCATGCAGGACGCGGTGGAGCAGAGCGGGGGAGACGACATCCGGCTGACCAAGGCGCTTGCCAAGGCCATGCAGGACCCGCGCATCGCGCAGGCGTTCGAGACGGTGGGCCTTCACGACCTGCTGGCCGAGCAGAACACGCAGCACTGAGGACGCACATGGAAGCACAGCAGGCATTGAGAGCCCAGCGCGCTTGGATCGACGAGCTGCTGCACCGGATCACCACCGCCGAGTCGCGTGGCGCCCGCCTGCATCTGTGCGCCGAGGCGAAGCGCGAGATCGACGCGCTTGAGGCCATGCTGAAACAGGTGGTGCCGGGGACGCAGCAATGAATTACTACGAGCGCCACATTGGCGACTACATCCGCGACACGGTCGGGCTGAGCATGCTGGAAGACGGCGCGTACAGCCGCCTCCTGGACCAGCTTTACCAGACCGAGAAGCCGTTGCCGCTGGACCGCAAAGAGGTCTACCGAATGGCCCGCGCCACCAGCCCGGCGGAGCGCAAGGCGGTGGACTACGTGGTGGGCAAGTTCTTCGAGAAGGGCGATGACGGCTTCATCCAGAAGCGGGCCATGGAGATCCTGGCCGAGTACTGGGACCGCCCCGAGCAGCCCGAGAAGAAGAACTCGAAGGAAGGTAACCGGGAGCGCCAGCGCAAGTCACGCGAACGGCGCAAGGCGATGTTCGAGGTGCTGGCCGGTCATGGCATCGTGCCGCGTTACGACACGCCGATGCGTGAACTCGAAGCCATGTTGTCACGTGTGACGTCACAACCTGTCACACCTGAAAACTGTGACATGTCACAACCGGTCACGGAATCGGTCATGGCACCTGTCATGGGTAACCACTCCCCACCTCCCACTAACCACTACCCAGATAACACCCTAACCACTGCTGACGCAGTGGTCGTCGACAGCGACACCGCTGCCGATCTCGTCCTCGAACCGGACACGGGGAAACCCCGGAAGCCCGGGAGGCCAGACTGCCCGCATCAGGCCATCGTAGCCCTGTACCACGAGCTGCTGCCGATGTGCCCAAGCATTCGCGACTGGACGCCTGCACGCGCTCAAGCCCTGCGGGCCCGGTGGAACGAAGATCCGAAGCGCCAGACGCTGGACTACTGGCGCAAGCTGTTCGCGTACATCGCCGAATCGGATTTCCTGACGGGCCGCACGCGGCCACAGCCAGGCCGCAAGCCGTTCGTCGCATCGCTTGAGTGGATCGTGAAGGCGGAAAACTTCACGAAAATCCGCGAGGAGCGCTACCACGAGCAGGTGACCGCATGACCGCCTCAATCCTCTTCCGGTCGTCGCGTCAGCAGATCCTGGATGTCCGCTCGGCCGTTTCGCATCGTTTGGATGTGACGGCCCCAGTCTCGCGCCGCTTCCTCAGTCTCAAAAAGGCCAACCACGGTGTAGTGCGGCGGCGCCAGGCCGTCGCTCAGTGCTGCCAGGTTGCGCTGCAGCATGTCGAACGACGGCTCCACGCTCACCGCGAAGCGGGAAGGGGATTGGTAGTCGCTTATTGCCACCACCCACGAATCATCCAGGAGATTGCTCATGCTTGAGGGGCGCGTAATTTGGTTGAGTGACGCGGATTTTATCCCGGCTCGCATCGACGACGAGACACTGCCGGTCCAGTTCCGGCTAAAGCCCGAAGCCTTCGACGCCTCGCTGTCCGCCCATGTCGTTCTCTGGCGCGGCGAGGTCGTGAAGAACGTGGTCGGCCCGGCCAGCCAACGCCGATGAACGCGCCAGACGACTTCCCGCAGGCCCGGGCGCTGTTCAGCGTCGAGGCGGAACAGGCGGTGCTGGGCGGCCTGCTGCTCGACAACGACGCCGTCGACCGCATCAACGGCCTGGACGTCGCGCATTTCTACCGCGACGACCACCGTGTGATCTACGGGGCAATCGTCCGGCTCGTCTCGGCGAACAAGCCGGCGGACGTGCTGACCGTGTTCGAGCAGTTGCAGGTCGAGGGGCGGGCGGAGCGCATTGGCGGCCTGCCGTACCTGAGCACCGTGGCCCAGAACACGCCGAGCGCCGCGAACATCGGGCGCTACGCCGAGATCGTGCGCGACCGCGCGCTGCTGCGCGAGACGGCGGTGGCCGCGCGCAAGGTGCTCGAGCTGGTCGAGACGCCCAGCGCGATGAAGGGCAGCGAGATCGTGGACAAGGCCCAGGGGCTGCTGGCGCACCTGGCGCAGGTCGGTGTCAGCCGTGGCCCGAAGATGCTCTACGACCTGATGAACGAGTTCGTCGAGCGCGTTGACGAGCGCTACCACGGGAGCGTGACGGCCGGCATCTCCACCGGGCTCGAATCGCTCGACGCGGCGCTCAACGGCGGCTTCCACCCGGGCAACCTGGTGATCGTAGCTGGCCGCCCGTCCATGGGCAAAACGGCGCTGACGACCGACATGGGCCTGAACATGGCCGACGCTGGTCTGAGCGTGCTGCTCGACTCGATGGAGATGTCCGATCAGGAGCTGGTGGCCCGGGCGGCGGCGAACCGCGGCGGTATCGGGCTGTCGGCGCTGCTGAGCGGCCGGCTGGGTGACGCCGACTGGCCGCGCCTGACGCATGCCATCCAGACCATGAACGACATGCGGTTTGCCATCGATGACACGCCGGCGATGTCGCTGCTGGAGGTGCGCACGAAGGCCAAGGCCCACAAGCGCAAGCACGGGCTGGACGTGCTGATCGTCGACTACCTCGGGCTGATGACCGGCGGCGAGGAAAAGATGCGCACGCAGCAGATCGGCGCCTACTCGCGCGGCCTGAAGGCGCTGGCCAAGGAGCTGAACGTGCCGGTGGTCGCGCTGGCGCAGCTGAGCCGGAAGAACGAGGACCGGCCTGACAAGAAGCCGATCCTGTCGGACCTGCGCGACTCGGGTGACATCGAGCAGGACGCAGACGTCGTGCTGTTCGTGCACCGGCCGGAGATGTACGACCCCGGCAACGAAGCGCTGAGGGGTTACGCCGAGGTGCTGATCCGCAAGAACCGCAACGGCGCGCTCAGCGACGTGCCGCTGCTCTATCGCGGCGCCCTGACCAAGTTCGAGGAATGGACCGGCCCGCTGCCGATGGTCGGCCATGGCCCGGCCGTCCGCAAGCGCGGCATTGCCGCTGACCTGTGAGGAAACCCATGACCGACTTCTTCGCCACAGTGACGGCGCAGGACCGACCGGCCACTTCCGATTTTCCGACCTCAAATGAGGCGCCGACAGTGGGCGGACCGCTCTGCACCGCCAACATCCTGGCCATCGACATCGGCACCACCACCGGCTGGGCGCTGGGCATGCGAGACGGGGCGCTGCACAGCGGCAGCGAGTCCTTCGCGCCGAAGCGCAACGACGGGCCCGGGCAGCGCTGGCTGAAGTTCGCCGCTTTCCTCGGCGAGCGCGCGCGCCAGGCGGGCGAGATCCAGGCGATCTACTACGAGCTGGTGCTGCGCCACACCGCCGTCCAGGCGGCACACGTCTACGGCGGCTTCGAGGCGCACCTGCAAGCATGGGCGGACCGCAACCGCGTGCGGCTTGTCGGCGTGCCGGTGCCGGTGATCAAGAAGTCGGCCACGGGCAAGGGCAACGCCAACAAGGACGCCATGGTCGCGGCCATGCGCGGGCGCGGCCACCGCGTCGTCGACGACAACCACGCAGACGCCCTGGCGCTGCTCGAGTACGCACGGAAGCAGGAGGCATGATGGACAAGAACTGGAACGGCTACTGCACCTACTGTGGCGGCTTCGGCCACCGGGCATCGAGCTGCCGGCGCTGGAAGGGCGTTCGGCTGGCGAGGCCGGCATGAGCATCCCGTATCCGTATCCCTGCCTGAAATGCCGCGGGCCGGTTCAGGTCTTTGGCTCTCGCTGGTGCAAGCATTGCTACTACCCAGGCATCGACGAGACCTACCAGCGCTACCGGGACATGATCGAGGAAGGCTATACGCGCTATCAGGCGAAGGTCCAATCCGGTTGGGGCGATCCGGACGAGGCGCGGGAGGATTGACGATGGCGCTGTATCGCGAGTTCGTTCTGAAGTCGCCGGGCATCTGGCCCACGGTGCTGGCCTTCATCAAGGCCAACGCCACGGCATGCGCGGAGAAGGGCACGCCCATCCGGCTGATCGTCACCTCGGACGAGCGGCGTCGGACCAAGGAGCAGAACGCCTACTACTTTGGCGTGGCGCTGCGCGACATCGCGGAACAGGCATGGGTCAACGGCGAGCAGTTCGGCACCGCCGCCTGGCATGAGCACTTCGCAGAACAGTTCGCACCCCGGGAAGAGTTGCGCTTGCCGAGCGGGCGCTTGGTGACGCGCCGAAAGTCCACCAAGGACTTCTCTGTCGCCGAGTTCAGCGAATACCTGACCAAGGTGCAGGCCAGCGCCGCCAACGAGTACGGCGTGACGTTCGACGGAGTGCACGCATGACGCTGCCACGAATCACGCAGTTCGGCCCACGGCTCAAACGGGCGCGACTGGAAAAGGGGTGGAGCGTTCGGGGGCTGGCTGAGCTGACCGGTGTCGATTTCCGGACCATCTACCTGTACGAGGACGAGGCCAGATCGCCCAACATCGAGGCCGCGGTGCGGTTGGCCCAGACGCTGGACTGCTCGCTGGACTGGCTGTGCGGGTTGGACGAACCGGCCGCCGTACAACCGCTACGTTGTAAAGCGGAAATACAACCTATCGGGTGTGAGGTCGATGCATGACGTTGCCTGCCTTCATGTACCGCGACCCAGCCGAGGTCTACGAACAGAACGAGGCACGCAGCTGCAAAGGGTGTGTCTATGAACGCACGGCCCGGCTGATGGGCACCACGCACACGGTCTGCACGAAGCTGCTGCCGGGCGGAAAACGAAGAAATCACGGCAAGCGTTGCCAGTCTTACGGGGAAAAGAAATGACCGACAAACCGCTGTTCGCAGACGTCTCGCACGCGCTGCACGTCTCCTACCTGGTGCTGTCCTTGCCGCCGCGCCAGAAGTCGCCGTTCAAGGCAATGCTGATCCAGGTGCTGGACAGCATCGAGAAACCGACCCGCGCGCAGCGCGAATGGCTGGCCCAGTTGACCGGCCCGGCCATGGACTACGATCCGGACCGGCTGACCATGGACGAATTCCGGGCGCAGTGCGCGATGGTGACGGACGCGGCGAAGACCCGGCTACCGTCGCCCGAATACGCGGCGGTGCTGGCGCGCTACGGGCACGGCACCGAAAAGCTGGCCGGCTGCCAGCGGCTGGCGGTGTACGCGCGGCGCTCCAGCGGGCTGACCGCGCTGCGGCTGCTGCTGGACCTGACCGCGCGGCACTACCTGCCCAAGCAGCAGCGGCAGGACCTGACCTTCCGCGCGCTCGCCGACAAGCACGGCGGCTCGCCGGCGGGCCTGTTCCGCGCGGCGCGCTGGATGGAGACCCATTTCCGGGCGCTGGAGAACCTGGCGATCGAGCGGCTGGAGCCGTCGTTCACGGCTCACGGGCTGGTCGCCGACCGTGCAGCGTGCGATTCGGCGGAAAGTGTTGCTGCGTAAGGGATGGCGGGCGGAAAGACCTTGATTTTTCGAAACAAGCGATGTAGATTGCACCCAGACTCACCGCCAGAGTCTCATAAGCCCGCGCCGGTCCCCGCCGACACGGGCTTTTTTGTATCTGCGTTGCCGGTTATCGTCCGCTACACTAGGCGCTCTTCCAAACCTCAAGGAGAGCCATATGGCTGATTTCAAAGTAGGCGACGTAGTGCATCTGAAGAGCGGCGGTCCGGCGATGACTATCGAAGAAATTGGTGACTACTCGCTCGATGATAGCGGCACGCTGAGTGCGAATTGCGTGTGGTTCGAGAACAAAAAGCGTGAGAGCGCGGTGTTTGGTCTGCATACCCTGAAGATTTCCGACGCGAACTCCTGATTTACTGACGGGTTCGCTAGAAAGAGCCCCGCCGGGTCGCACCGCGCGGGGCTTTTCCATTTCTGCGGCAAGGCGCAATAGGTCGCAACCAGCTTCGGCAGCAGTTGAAGCCACCCCCGGCCGGCGGTGGGGCATAACACCGGCAGCCTCCGACGTGACGTAAGCCGGTCTCCTGCCCGCTGATGGGGATCGCGGGTGTCTCACTGGCGACGGGCGGCGGCACTCCCAACTTCCACACCCATCGGACTACGCCATGGCCAAGCAGCGAGGGCGCTTGCCCATGCTAGGCGGCAGGGTGGCCCAGGCAGGTAGCCGCACCCCGACCATGCAGCCGGGCTCCTGGCGCACCAGCGCGCTGACTAGCGCCCAGCGTGGCTATGGCTACCGCTGGCAGCACGCGCGCGCGGCCCACCTACGTGAGCATCCGTTCTGCGAGTACTGCCTGAGGGAGCAGCGCATCGCGGTCACCACCGTGGCAGCCGTCATCCTTGAGTGCGCGGCACGCGGGCTGGCCCTGCCATATGGGAACGTGGTGGACCACCGCATCCCCCATAGGGGTGATGAGACGCTGTTCTGGGATCCGGCCAACTGGCAGACCCTCTGCGCCACCCACCACAGCCGTGACAAGCAGCGGCAGGAGAACGCATCATGATGCCGCCCCTCAAGACCAGGCACACCACCGCAGTGCTGGGTGCACCAGTGGACTGGGATCCTGCCAAGCAGGGCGAGTGCATCGGCTTGCCTGTGCACCGTGACGACCTGAACGGGCGCTGGCTCTCGTGGTATCAGCCTACCGAGCAGGACATTGCCAACATCCTGGCCGGCGTGCCGATTCGCCTGTCCGTCTATGGTCCGGGCCATCCGCCCGTGGCCATCGCAGTGACGGCGGGCACGGAGGGCTGATGAATGTGCGTCGAAGGGCACGAACAGAGTGCGCCATGCGCCTAAACGTGCACAGAGAAGCACAAGGAAGGGGCGGGGCGAAAGTCTAGGTGATCGATACGCCCTAGACCGCCCATTCCCCCACGCAGAGGTTTTTTTCCTCCACCGGAATTTCAGCCCGGCTGGGTTATTGCGCAGAATCCGAAATATGGCGAGACCGACATACAAACCGACCGTGGCGACGCGGCGGAAGGTCGCTATTGCCGCCGGCGCAGGCATGTCGCACGAGGAAATCGCCATCGGCTTGGGCATTTCCCGCAACACGCTGGAAAAGCACTTCGAGGCCGAGCTGTCGCATGGCGCCTATGCCAAACGGCTCGAAGTTCTGGTGGCCATGCACGCCGCAGCGAAGAAGGGCAACGTGGCGGCGCAGAAGGCGTACACCGCAATGCCCATGCCGCGCGCCGCTGCTACGCCGCTGCCGGCTGATGAGGCTGGCGCGCCGAAGACCAAGGCCGCCGCCAAGGGCAAGAAGGAGCAGGCGCAGGCTGAAGCGCTGACAGCGCAGGCCGGTACCGACTGGCAGGACCTGCTGCCCGGCTCGGCGGCACTGCAATGACGTGGGATCTGTCCTGCCCCGACTGGGAAGACCGCCTGCGCACCGGCCGGCCGCTGGTGCCGGACCTGCCGCTCAACCAGGCGGAGGGCGACCGGGCGGTGGCCGTGCTGAACAAGCTGCGGCTCGCGGACGTGCCGGGCACGCCGACGCTGGCAGACGCCACGGGCGACTGGTTCCGCGACCCCACCCGGGCGCTGTTCGGCTCGCTCGATCCTGTCACGCAGGCGCGGCGCATCCGCGAACTGTTCCTGCTGGTGCCGAAGAAGAACAGCAAGACGACGAACGGCGCGCTGCTGATGCTGACGGCGCTGCTGCTGAACCGCCGGCCGCATGCCTCCATGATCATGACGGCGCCCGTGCAGGACGTCGCAACCCTGGCGTTCGACGCGGCGCACGGTGCGATCGAGCTCGACCCGGTGCTGCAGAAGAAGCTGCACGTGCGCGAGCACCTGAAGAAGATCGTTCATCGGGAGACGAAGGCCGAACTGGAGATCATGTCGTTCGACCCGTCGGCGCTGACCGGCCAGAAGCCGGTGGCGGTCCTGATCGACGAGCTGCACGTTGTGGCCAAGATGAGCAAAGCCGCCAGCGCCATCCGGCAGCTGCGCGGCGGGATGCTTCCGTTTCCGGAGGCGTTCATGGCGTTTATCACCACGCAGAGCGAAGAGGCGCCAGTGGGTGTCTTCAAGGCCGAGCTGATGAAAGCCAGGGCGATCCGCGACGGGCGCCAGCGCGGCGCTATGCTGCCGGTGCTCTACGAGTTCCCGGTTGCTATGCAGCAGGATCCTGCGCAATGGCAGAACCCGGCGAACTGGACGATGGTCACGCCGAACAACGGCAAGTCGATCACGATCGCGCGGCTGGAAGAGGAATTCGAGACCGCGCGCAACACCGGCGAGGAAGAGCTGCGCGCGTGGGCGTCGCAGCATCTGAACGTCGAGATCGGGCTCGCGCTGCGGACCGACAGTTGGGCGGGCGCGGCCCAGTGGGAGAAGCAGGGCCGCGCGACGGTCACTTTCTGGGAGCTGATACGGCGGTGCGAGGTGATTGATGTCGGTATTGACGGTGGCGGTCTGGATGACTTGCTGGGGCTCGCCGCTGTCGGACGATGCCGGGAGACCGGAGACTGGCTCGCGTGGAGCAAGGCGTGGGGGCATCCGATCGTGCTCGAGCGGCGAAAATCAGAGGCTCCGAAGCTGCTGGACCTCGCTGAGGCCGGTGAGCTGGTGATCGTCGAACAGATCGGCGAGGACGTCGAGCAGCTCGCGCAGGACGTGCTGCTGTTTCACGAGGCTGGTTTGCTGGACAAGATCGGTGTCGATCCGAGCGGCATCGGCGCCGTGCTCGACGCGTTGTCCGCTGCCGGCATCCCGGAGATGAACGCCAACGGCGAGGACATGATCGTGGGCATCACCCAGGGCTACAAGCTCAACGGCACGATCAAGACCACCGAGCGGAAGCTGGCCGAGGGCACGCTGTGGCACGGCGGCTCCGCGCTGATGAACTGGTGCGTGGGGAACGCGAAGGTAGAGCCGAAAGGTAACGCCATCCTGATCACGAAACAGGCCAGCGGCACGGCCAAGATCGACCCTCTGATGGCGCTGTTCAACGCTGTCGCGCTCCTTTCCCTCAATCCGCAGCCGGCCAATGATCTGGCCGACTTTCTGGCCAACCCGATCATCGTATGAACCAGACCAAGCAGACACTGCCCGCGCGGGTGAAATCCGCCCTCGCGGGAGGGCTGGCCGGCTGGCTCGGCGTGCCGATCGGCCTCGATTCGAGTGCATTCTGGGCGGCTTGGTTCGGTGGCCGCAACTTCACCGGGGAATCGGTCACGGTCAATTCGACGCTGCAGCTCAGCACGGCATGGGCATGCGTCCGACTGCTGGCAGACACGCTGTCGACGCTGCCGGTCAATGTGTACCGCGAGGAAGGCGACACGAAGACGCTGGCCAAGGACCACGAGCTTTACCAGCTGCTGCACGACCAGCCCAACGACAACATGACCGCCGCCGTCTTCTGGCAGATCTATGTTGCCTGCTTGCTCCTTTGGGGAGCCGCCTATGTTGAGAAGCGGCGCAATGTGCTGGGCAAGCTATCTGCGCTGGACATCCTCTTGCCGTCCTGCATGATGCCGCCGCGCATTCGGGACGACGGCAGTATCGAGTGGACCTACAACGATCCGGTCCAGAAGAAGTCCCGGGTCATTCCGGAAGCCGACCTGTGGTACCTGCCGGCTTTCACCCTAGACGGGCTCAATCCGATTTCGCCGGTGCAGATGGGCGCGAATGTCTTCGGCGGGGCCATTGCTGCCGACCGGGCCAGCGCCTCCACGTTCAAGGACGGCATGAAGTCCGCCGGCCTAGTCACGATGGACGCCGTGCTGAAGCCCGGCCAGCGTGACGAGATCCGAGCGCACGTAAAGACCGTCAGTGACCAGGGCGGCTACATGGTGCTCGAGAAGGGCGCTGGCTTCGAGCAACTGAGGATGAACCCGCAGGACGCCGAGTTGCTGGCGACGCGCGGCTTCAACGTCGAGGAAATCTGCCGCTGGTATCGGGTGCCGCCGTGGATGGTAGGCCACACTGAGAAATCGACGTCTTGGGGTACTGGCATCGAGCAGCAGATGATCGGCTTCGTGACGTTCAGCCTGCGGACCTGGGCGGTGCGCATTGAGCAGTCGGCCAAGAAGGACTTGATGACGCCGGTGGAGCGGGGCAAGTACTCGGTGGAGATCGCCATGGAGGGACTCCTGCGCGGCGACAGTGCTTCGCGCGCGGCGTTCTACTCCCAGATGACCCAGAACGGAGTCATGACGCGCGACGACTGCCGGAAGAAGGAAAACCTGCCGCCGATGGGAGGCAATGCCGCCGTCCTGACCGTGCAATCCAACATGCTGCCCATCGACAAGCTGGGCGAGAACAACCCGGCCGGCGCGGCGAAGGATGCGCTGACCACCTGGCTCAACTCGGAGAGCGGCGATGCAACGTAAAGCTGGCGCGTTCAAGACACGCGCGTTCGAATGGGACACCAAGGCCGTCAAAGATGACGGCCTTTTTTCTGGCTACGGCTCGGTGTTCGGTGTGGTCGACAGCTACCGCGAGGTGGTCGCGCCCGGGGCGTTCAAGAACAGCCTGGGCGAACTGGCGGCGAAGGGCAGGTCGTTGCCGATTCTATGGCAGCACCGCACCGGGGAGCCGATCGGCGACTGGACTTCGCTGGCCGAAGACAACACCGGCCTGAAGGGCGACGGCGCCTTGTGGCTGGAGGATGCCCCCTACGCGAAGATCGCGTATCGCGGCATGAAGGCCAAGGCCATCACCGGCCTGTCGATCGGCTACTACGTGCGCGACGACAGCTTCGACGAGAAGACCCGCGTGCGCACGCTCAAGGAAGTGGAGCTGGTTGAGGTCTCGATCGTCACCGTGCCGGCCAACGATGCTGCCCGCATCGATGCCGTGAAGTCGGCCATCGCGCACGGCGCGCTTCCATCCCTTTCCGACTTCGAAGGGCTCCTGCGCGAGGCAGGCTTCTCGAAGTCACAGGCTGCGGTAATCGCCAACCGCGGGCTGAAGCACCTGCTCCAGAGCGAGTCTGGCAGCGCGGCGAACGATGTGAATCGGCTGCTGGACAGCCTCAAATCCCTTTCATTCTGAGGAAGATCGCAATGAACACCACTTTCCAACGTCAAGGCGGCCTGCAACGCAAGGAAGCCGGCGGCAACCCCGAGCAGGTCATGGAGCAGGTCACCGCCGAACTGAAGCGCATCGGAGACGAGGTGAAGTCGGCCGGTGAGCAGGCCATGAAGGAGGCCAAGAAGGCCGGAGACATGACCGTCGAGACCAAAACCAAGGTCGACGAACTGCTGGTGAAGCAGGGCGAGCTGCAGGCGCGCCTGGACGACGCCGAGAAGAAGCTGCTGCGCCGCGGTTCAGGCGAGCCGGACGGCACGAAGTCCGTCGGTCAGGACTTCGTCGACTCCGAGGCCTACAAGGCCTACGTCGCCGAAGGCAACTACAAGAAGGGCTTCAGCCACCAAGTGAAGGCAGTGGTGACGATCACCTCCGATCCGGCCGTGGCCGGCGATACCATCGCGCCGGACCGCCTGGCAGGCATCCAGACGCCGCCCCAGCGTCGCCTGACGGTGCGCGACCTGCTGACGCCGGGCCGCACGAACTCGAACCTGATCCAGTACGTCAAGGAAACCGGCTTCCAGAACATGGCGGCGACCGTGGCGGAAGGCACCAAGAAGCCGCAGTCGGATCTGACCTTCGATCTGCTGGCGCAGGCGGTGGTGAAGATCGCGCACTTCGTGAAGGCTTCGACTGAAATCCTGGCCGATGCCCCGATGATGCAGAGCTACATCGATGGCCGTCTGCGCTATGGCCTGGCTTTCAAGGAAGAAGCGCAGCTGCTGATGGGTTCGGGCGTGGGCAACAACCTGAACGGCATTTACACGCAGGCAACCGCCTACGTTGCGCCGATCACGATTGCGAGCCCGACGCGCATCGACGTGCTGCGTCTGGCGCTGCTCCAGGCCGAGCTGGCCGAGTACCCGTCGACCGGCATCGTGCTGCACCCGTCCGACTGGGCGGCCATCGAGCTGACCAAGGACACCACCGGCAACTACATCTTCGCGAACCCGCAAGGTGTGGCACAACCCGCGCTCTGGGGCCGCCCGGTGGTGGCCACCCAGGCCATGACGGTCGACACGTTCCTGACCGGTGCCTTCAAGCTCGGCGCGCAGATCTTCGACCGCCAGCAAGCTGCGGTGATGGTGGCGACCGAGAACGAGGACGACTTCGTGAAGAACATCGTCACGATCCTCGTTGAAGAGCGTCTCGGCCTCGCCGTGTACCGCCCGGAAGCCTTCGTGAAGGGCGACATCACGCCGGCGTAATCGCGCCGCCCGCAATGCCTCCGGCTTCGGCCGGGGGCTCAGGAGACCCGACATGATCAAAGTGAAAGCACTGAGCCGGTTCGTGCACCACCACATCGACGCCAGGCCCGGCGACGAAGTCGAGGTGAGCGAGGCGCTCGCCAAGGATCTGGCCAAGGTGGGCCTGGTCGAAGACCCGGAAAAGAAGCGGGCTGCCGCCGCCGCGCGCGAAGCCCGCGAGGAACAGGCACGGCAGGAAGCCGAGGAACAGGCAGCCCGGGCCAAGGCCGCCGCCGAAGAGCAGGCCCGAAGGGAAGAGGAAGCCCGGCTTGCGGCGGAAGGGGCGTCACGCCGGGAGGGGGAAGAGCGCGCTGCAGCAGAGGCACGGGCAGCAGAAGAAGCCGCTGCCGCAGCAGCAGAGAAGGAAAAAGCCGCGCCGCCACCGGCCAACAAGAAGGCGCCGGATCCGAAGAACAAGGGTGCCTGACATGACGATCCTCGCTCTCGACATGGTGAAGTCGCACCTGCGGGTCACGTGGCCGAACGAGGATCAGCTGATCGGCCTGTACCTGGCCGCCGCCGAAGGCTCCGCCGCCTCGTTCCTGAACCGCAAGGTCTATCCGGACCAAGACGCGCTCGAGGCGGCGGTGCTGGCCGAAACGGCCGGGGATGACCCGATGGTCGTCAATCCGGAGATTCAGGCGGCCGTGCTGCTGACCGTCGGCCACCTCTACATGAACCGCGAGGACACGATTGTCGGCGCCACGGTGGCGGAGCTGCCGCGCGGCGCGCTCGACCTGCTGCAACCATACCGCGTGGGGCTGGGCGTATGAGGGCCGGCCAGCGCAGTGAGCTGGTGCAGATCCAGCGCCCGGCCGAAGGGCAGGACGAGTTCGGGCAGCCGGTCGCTGGCTGGGTGACGGTCACCGAGGCGTGGGCGAACATCGTGCACCGCACCGGGCTGGAGGTGATCCGGGCGGATGCACCGGCCTCGCTGGTGCAGGCCAGCATCCGGATCCCGGCACCGGCCGCCGCCGGCGTGACGAACGCCATGCGCGTGCTGTGCGCGGACGGCACGGCCTACAACATCAAGGGCGTGCTGCCGGACCGCGTGAAGCGCGAGTTCGTCGATCTGGTGTGCGAGACAGGAGCCAACGAAGGTTGAGGCTGATATGCAACGCAACGAGTACCGATTGACCCACGCTGAACTCCTCGCGCGGCTGCGTTACGACCCGCGAACGGGCAGCTTCTACAAGAAGAATGGCCGAATCGCTGGCACGCCGCACGGCGATCACCGCCGTGTCTACGTTCACGGCGAGTTCATATACGAGCATGTCCTCGCTTGGTTCTACACACATGGCAGTTGGCCGGATGGGGTGGTGGACCATATTGATGGTTGCGGATCAAACAACCGACTGGCGAATCTGCGTGTAGTGACCTTCAGCACAAACAATCTGAACCGGCACGCTCCGAACCGGAATAACAGCGTGGGGATTCTGGGTGTTCACCGGCACAGCACGGGATTCCGCGCGCAGCTGAGAGTGGAAGGTAAGGTCTACAGGTCAGAGGTTGTGCCGACACCGGATTGCGCGGCCGCGAAGTACGCGCTGTTACGCAGGACCTACTGTCCTGAAGCGAGGCCGAATGGCTAACTCCGCCGAGAAGGTCGTCGTGGAAGCTCTGAAGACCGTGACCGGGCTCAGTATCTTCCCCGACGTGGCGCCCACTGGTACAGCGGGGCCGTATGTCACCTATCAGGCCGTTGGCGGCCAGGATGTGAATGGACTGGACGGCCCAGCCGACTTGGAGAACCAGCGGATGCAGATCAACGTCTGGTCCGCCACGCGGGCTGCGACGGCCACCACCATGCGTGCCGCTCGCACGGCGCTCGTCGCTGCCGGCGGCATCCCGATCGGCGCCCCGGTGAGCCAGTACGAAAGCGACACGAAGCTGTACGGCAGCCGGCTCGATTTCTCGGTCTGGTTTAGGCCCTGAGCAATTCCGAAACCGTTTCTCCCTCGCCCGCCCTGCGCGGGCTTTTTCATCTTGAAGAGGTCAACATGCCATCTACCGCAATCTCCGCGCAGGGCTCGAAACTGGAAGTCTCCGGCACGACCGGCGCGGCCAAGTCCATCACCGGCGTTGCCGTCGGCTTCCCCACGATCATCACCTCGGCGGCGCACGCGCTGACGAACGGCGACGTCGTGACGCTGGCCGGCCTGACCGGCGCCGACGCGGCGACCCTGAACGGCCAGACCGTGGTGGTCAAGAACGTGACGGCCAATACCTTCGCCGTCGAGGTCAACACGGTGGGAAAGACCATCACCGCGGCCGGCACGGCGACGCCCGTCACCTGGACGAAGATCGAGAACCTGATCTCGTTCAACGGCTTCGACGGCCAGGCCAGCGAGCTGGATGTCACCGATCTCGACTCGACGGCGAAGGAATTCATGCTCGGCCTGCAGGACTGGGGCTCGTTCACCTTCGACGTGAATAAGGACTTCAACGACGCGGGCCAGCAGGCGGTGGACGCCGCGAAGCGCGCCGGCACGAAGCGGTCCTACAAGCTCACGCTGCCCAACGGCAAGACGAAGACCTTCGACGCCTACTGCAAGAACAGCCCGCTGGAAGGCGGCGTGGATCAGGTGCTGAAGACCTCCGGCGTGACGCTGCGCATCACCGGCGATGTGGTGGACGCCTAACATGACGATCCTTTCGAAAGCAGCAATCCTGGCCGCGGCGGACCTCAAGACGGAAGACGTCGAGGTCCCCGAGTGGGGCGGCAGCGTGCGTGTCGCCGTGATGTCGGGCCTCGCGCGCGACAACTGGATCAGCCGCCAGGGCGACGGCAAGGTGCCCTACAGCGTCTTCACCGCGCGCGTGCTGGTGTCCACGGTGGTCGACGAGGACGGCCAGCCGGTCTTCGATGAAGCCGACATCGAGACGCTGCGCGGGAAGAACCAGGCCGCGATGGATCGCGTGCTCGCTGTGGCCCTGCGGCTGAACGGCCTGGCGGCCACCGCCGTGGAGGAAGCCGAAAAAAACTCCGACGCCGCCCCGAGCGGCGATTCTGGTTCCGGCTCGCCCTCGCCCTCGGAAAGTCAGTAGGCCAGGCGCAGGCGGAGATCCCCAGCGCGGAGTTCGTCGAGTGGATGGCGTTCTACCAGCTGGAGCCGTGGGGCAGCCACTACGACGATCTCCGGGCAGGCACGATCGCCTCGATGGTGGCGAACGTCCACCGGAACCCGAAGGCCGCGCCTGACCCGTTCCGCGCGTTGGACTTCATCCCGTGGAACGATTACCACAGCGCCGCCAATGACGCCGAGCCGATTCTGCTCGACGATCCTGACGCGCAGGCGGATCTGATCGAGCGGGTGATGTTTCCGAAGAGGTCGTGATGGCGCGGAAGAACTTCGAGGTGGAGAACGCCCAGGCGCTGCGGGACACGCTACTGGCACTCGATACGGTCGCGAGCGAGTCGGTGCTGCGGCAGGCCGCCGTGGCCGGCGCGCGCGAGATATTCGCCGAGGTGAAGCTGCGCGCGCCCGTCGACAAGGGCATCTACGAGGGCAAGCATGGCCCGCACCCGCCGGGCTTCCTGCGCAGCCACATCATCATCGCCTACGACGACGAGATGTCGGTGCCCGGCCGGATTGCCTCGTATCTGGTGACCTGGTCGAAGGAGGCGTTCTATGGGCGCTTTCTGGAGTTCGGCACGTCGAAGATGGCGGCCCAGCCTTTCCTGCGCCCCGCGTTCGAGGCAAAGAAGGGCGCAGCGGCGGCAGCAGTGGACGAAGTGATCCAGACCAAAGTGAAGGAATTGACCCGTGGCCAATGACACTATCGTCCGCGTCACCGCTGATGCCAGCGGCTACAGCGCCGGCATGGACGCGGCGAAGCGCAGCCTGGACAACTTCCTCAGCTCGCAGGAGGCTGCCGCGCGCCGCACCAAGGCCGCCCAGGACGCCATCGCCGAGGCAGCGAAGAACGGATCGGACGCCAGCGCGCGGGCGATCAACGCCTTCGTCAGCCAGACGGCACGCATGGCCGACACCGTCGGCAAGACGAAGATCCAGCTCCTGGAGCAGAAGGCCGCCCAATTAGGCGTCACCGATGCGGTCTCCGACTACATCTCCAAGCTGAAGGCGGCCGAGCAGGCGGCCAGCGGCGGCCGGCGCGTGCAGGAAGCGCTTGACGGCATCGGGGCATCGGCCCGCCAGACCGCCGCGGCGATGCGCATGGTGCCGGCCCAGATGACTGACATCGTGACGCAGCTCGCCGGTGGCCAGAGCCCGCTGCTGATCCTGACGCAGCAGGGCGGGCAGCTGAAGGACATGTTCGGCGGCATCGGCCCGGCCGCGCGCGCCGTGGGAACCTATGTCACCGGCCTGATCAACCCGTTCACGCTGAGCGCCGCGGCGGCCGGCGCCCTGGCCTACGCCATGTCGCAGGGCGCGAGCGAGTCGAAGGCGTTCAACCAGGCGCTGATCATGACCGGCAACTATGCCGGCCTGTCGGCGGACCAGTTGGCGACCATGTCGGCCACGGTGAGCCGCACAATCGGCACGCAGGGCCAGGCGGCGGAGGTGCTGGCCAAGATCGCGGCCACGGGCAAGATCGCCGGCGACCAGATCGTCGCCATCGGCATTGCCGCCGAGGCGATGGAGAAGGCCACCGGCACGGCCGTCGACAAGACGATCGAGCAGTTCGTGCAGCTCGGCGACGAGCCGGTGAAGGCGTCGCTGAAGCTGAACGAGCAGTATCACTACCTCACGGCGGCGGTCTACGACCAGATCGTGGCGCTGCAAGAGCAGGGCAAGAAGGATCAGGCCGCCGCGCTGGCCCAGCAGGCGTACGCCGAGCAGATGAAGGCGCGGGCCGACAAGGTGATCGGTAACCTTGGTTATATGGAGCGCGCCTGGAACGCTGTCACCGGTGCGGCGAAGGGCGCGTGGGACGCCATGCTAGGGCTGGGCCGGGCGGCCACGCTGGACGAGATCCGCAACAAGATCACTGGCGTGCAGAGCCAGATCGCGGATCTGGAGAAGGGCGGCGGCTTCGCCAGCAACGAAGGCGGCGCGGCATTCGGCTCCGGCGCGCGGGCGCGCGTTGCCCAGATCCAGCGGCTTCGGGAGGAACTGTCGAAGCTCCAGACGCAGGCCAAGCCGCTCGAGGACGCTGGCGCGCAGGCAACCGCACAGGCCGCCAACCAGCGCCAGCAGGACGCGATGATCTCGGCGAAGGCCAGACTTGACGCACAGGCCAAGGCCACACGATCGCGCGCCGACCAGCGCAAAGACGAGATCGACCAACTCAAGCGGGACGCCGAGACGGTCGGCATGGCCGCCGACGAGTACAACAAGCGCGTCGCTGCGATCGAGGAAAAGTACAAGGACCCGAAGACCCGGACGGCCAAGCCCAAAGCCTATCAGGACGACGCGGCGACGAAGTTCCTCCAGCAGCTCCGCGATCAGGACGCCGCCACGCGCGCGACGCTGGAGTCGAGCGAGAAGCTGACCGCGGCCGAGCGCCAGCAGGCCGAGTTCCTGCAGAAGATCGGCGACCTGAAGAGCAAGACCATCCTGACGGCCGAGCAGAAGAGCCTGCTGGCCAACCAGGACCAGATCAAGGCACAGCTGGCCCAGAACGTCGAGAACGAGCGCGCGCTGAAGCTCAAGACCGACATCACGAAGCTGGAAGAGCGGTCGGCCGCCGTCAACGCCCAGATCGGCAACTATCAGAAGTCGCAAGCTGAGCAGTACCAGCGGCAACTGGACGCGCTGGGCCGGGGTAGCGAGGCGCAGAAGCAGGCCGAGGCCGTGCGCTCGATCTACCGCGAGTACGAAAACCTGCAACTGCAGCTGGAGAAGGCCACGCCCGAGGCGGCACGCAACTCCGCCGCCTACACGAAGGCGCAGGACGACATCCGCGCTGGGCTGGATCGGTCGCTGCAGGACTATGACGACTACTACGCCTCGCTGCGCGAAAAGCAGGAGAGCTGGGTCAACGGCGCGACGGAGGCCATGGCCAACTATGCCGAGTCGTCGCGAAATGCCATGGCGCAGGCCAGCAGCACGGCCACCAACGCTTTCAAACGGATGGAAGACGGCATTGTCACGTTCGCGACGACGGGTAAGTTCAATTTCAAGGACTTTGCGCAGTCGGTGATCGCTGACCTGCTGCGCATTCAGACTCGGGCGGCCCTGTCCGGCATCTTCAGCCAGCTGGGCAGCCTGATCGGCAGTGCCGTCGGTGGTGCGGCAGGCGGAACGGATACCGGGACGGCAGGGGTTTCCAGCACATCCCCCGTTGACATGAGTTCCGTCTCTGGCGTCGAATTGCGAGCCGCTGGAGGCCCGGTGGCCGCTGGCCAGCCCTATATCGTTGGTGAGGTGGGTCCGGAGCTGTTTGTGCCGCCGGCGTCTGGGTCGATCGTGCCGAATAACGCATTGGGTGGCGTCGGCGCTGCCGGTGGCGGAGATGTGACGATCGTCCAGCACATCAACGTCGATAGCCGCGCGGATCAGGCCTCCATCTTGCAGGCAATGGTGCAAGCGAAAAACGCAGCTGTGGCCGAAGTACGAGCGAACCTCATGCGCGGCGGCGATCTCAAGCACCTGACGGGGAGGTAGAAATGGCGACGTTGGAGTGGCCGGAGAGCCTGGTGCCGGCGAAGGCGACGTGGGGCCTGAAGTCGAATACGGAGGGATTCAACTCGCCGTTGAACGGCTCTGTCCAGACAGTTGAGCGCCCCGGCGCTCGTTGGAAGATAACGCTGGAATTTCCGCCCAAGAACGAGCGGGAGCGCGGGCAACTGGAAGCATTCCTGGCATCGATTGGTGGCTTGGCTGGAAGATTCACGATCTGGCCGCATGGGCGCCCAGGAAACTCGATGTTCGCGCCCCTCGTGAACGGCTCCATGACGAACTTCAAGATGCTCCCCACGAAGTCGTGGCCGGCGAGCACGCTGGTCCTGCGCGCCGGTGACTACCTGGCCGTCGGGGGTGAGCTGAAGATTGTCACCGCCGACGTCACCAGTAGCGCGGGAGGGTTGGCCACAGTGCCGGTGGCGCCGCCGTTCCGCAATGCCCCGACGAACAATGCCGCGATCACCTTGGACAAGCCGCGCACGACCATGATGTTGACGGCCGACGAGTACGGGGTGCCGGTGCTACCTGGCCGCATCTCCGACTCGGTCGTGATCAGTGCTTCGGAGGTCTTCTGATGAACCGCAGTATGGATGCTGGGACAGCAGAGGCCGTTGTCGCCAGCCACGTTCCCTACATCTTCTTCGTGCGGATGGACTTCTCGCAGCCGCTGTGCGTTTGCAGCGCGGCGTATGACGTGTTCTGGAACGGGATCAGCTGGGTTGGCCTGGGCACACTGGGGAGCATCGAGCCGATTCAGGAGCAGGCGGGCCTTGAGGCCATCGGCGTTCGCTTGACGCTTTCTGGTGTGCCCAGCGAACTGATCGCTATCACCCTTGGGGAGCAGTACCAGGGCAATCCCTGCCGGATCTGGTTCGCGCCACTGCGGGACGATATGCGGCTGCTGGTCGATCCGGTCCGGCTCTTCGATGGCCGCATGGACACCATGGACACGGAGGTGGGCGAGACGGCGACGATCACCGTGGCCGCGGAGTCGCGAATGGCATCGTGGGATAGGCCCAAGGTGCGCCGCTACAACAACGAAGACCAGCTGAGCCGCTACGCCGGTGATCGCGGCTTCGAGTACGTGGCCCAGATGGTCGAGAAGCAATTGCTGTGGGGACGCTGATGCAGCGCTTGATTGACTGGCCGACACGGCTAACAGATTTCGTAGAAGCCCGCCGCGCGCGGGCTTTTTCTTGGGGTGAATCCGATTGCTGCTTGTTCGTTTGCGACGGGATCGAAGCTTTCACAGGCGCGGACCCCGGCGCGCGCTGGCGGGGCGTGTATTCGAGTGAGAAGGGCGCTCGGCGGATCCTGCGGGACAACGGGGGCGTGCTGGGCGTCGCGACCTTGGCATTCGGGCCCGCCGTGCCGGCTCCGCTCGCTGGACGCGGCGACGTGGTGCTGGTCGATACGCCCTATGGCGATGCGCTGGCGCTATGCGTCGGAACTGCTATAGCCGCGCAAGGCGCACTCGGGATTGAGTTCCTGCCCCTGCACGTGGCTCGGGCAACTTGGAAGATATAGGGAGACGGCCAGATGCCGGTGATTATTCCGTTCATCCCGGCGCTTGTGGCAGCTGCCGCGACTGCCGCTGGCGCGTCTGCCATCGTCGCGACTGCGCTGATGATCGCTGCGTCGCTGATAGTCGGAATGGTATCGAAGCCGAAGTCTCTCAACGGCTTTTCATCGGAGGCGCAAGGCCGGACGCAGGTTGTCCGCTCAAACGTACAGCCTCGCAACATGATCTATGGCCGCGCGATGACGTCCGGGCCACTGGTGTTCGCAGGCAGCACGGATGGGAACGGCAAGAAGAACCAGTATATGCACCTCGTCATCGCCTTGGCGGATCACGAGTGCGACGCAGTGGAAGAGGTCTATCTCGGCGAATCACCTGTGGGCGCTCTGGATCCCAACGGCTATGTGCTGACCGCGCCATTCAAGAAGATCCAGATGGTCAATCGGCGGTTCAGCCAGGCTGTGCCGATGGGAGAGACCACGGCGGTGCTGTCTCCGGGCGAGGCAATCCACAAGATCATCTCGATCGAAACCTTTGGTGGCGAGAACTACGCGGGCTCGGTGAACTTCTCGTTCACGCCCGACTCGATGTCGGTCACCGTCACCGACATTGAGCCCGGTGTCAACAAGGTGATCATGGAGTACGAAGCGGAGGTCGGCTCCCCGCTGGTGCGCGTGAGAACACACCTCGGCTCGCCATATCAGGAGGCCGACCCGGTGATGGTGTCTGAGATTCCTGGCTGGACGTGGACACACCAGCTGCGTGGCGTCTGCTACCTATATGTGCGGCTGGAATACGACATCGACGTGTTTCCCAACGGCCTGCCGAATATCAAGGCCCTGGTGCGCGGCAAGAAGGTGCTGGATCCCCGCGTCGGTACCGTCGCGTGGAGCGACAACTGGGCGCTGTGTGTCAACGACTACCTGCGGGACGAGCGCGGCTTCGGCTGCACCGATACCGACGTCGACGTTCAGTCCGTGATCATTGCGGCGAACATCTCGGACGAGTACGTGGCGGTCGCGCCGGAGCGCTACCAGCGCAGCTACAGCTGCAACGGCATCGTCATGCTGGATAAGTCGCCGCGCGACAACCTCGCGGAGATGGTCACGGCCGGCGGCGCCACTGTGACGATCACCGGTGGTGTTTTCCGGGTCTTCGCCGGTGCCTACGACCTCGCGACCGTGACGCTTACGGAGAGCGACCTGCGCGGCCCGGTGAAGGTCCAAGCGCGCACGCCGCGCCGGGATCTCTTCAACCGCGTCAAGGGAACCTTCATCAATCCGTCGAACAGCTGGCAGCCGAGTGACTTCCCGGCCGTCGAGAACCCGCTGTATGCCCAGCAGGACGGCGAGGTGATCGACCGCGACATTGAACTGCCATTCACGACCGACTCCTTTCAGGCCCAGCGCCTAGCGAAGATCATCCTGGAGCGGTCGAGGCAGGGCATCGTCGTCGACTTTCCCGCGAAGCTCACGGCGTTCCCGCTGACCGCCTACAGCACCGTCAAGGTCACGCTGCCGAAGTTCGGCTGGTCGGAAAAGGTTTTCCGCGTCATGTCGTGGAAGATGTCCGACGACGGGGGCATCGACCTGATGCTGAACGAGGAAGCCGCGGCGGTCTATGACTGGGCCTACGGCGACGCGACTGTGGTGGACCCGGTACCGGACACGAACCTGCCGGACCCCTTCAAAGTCGAGACGCTGGGGGCGTTCACGCTCGATTCTGGGGAAGACCAGCTTGTCATGGGCGGCGGCGGCCAGGTGGTCACGCGGATCCTCGCTAAGTGGCCGCCTGTGGTGGACGCGGCGGTATCCCAGACGGGACGCATCGAGCTGGAGTACAAGACGCTCGAAGCCGAGACCTGGAGCGCGCTGGCGCCGGTGAGCGCGAGCACCACCAGCACCTACATTTCGCCAGTCGAAGACGGCGGCCGGTATCTGGTGCGCGGGCGCGTGGTTTCGGGCATCGGCGTGCGCAGCCCGACATGGACGTACTCGGCACTCCACACGGTTGTGGGCAAGCTCGCGCCGCCGGCGAACCTGACGGGGCTGTCGCTGGCCGCCATCAACGGATTCGCCAACCTGACGTGGGACGCGGCGGAGGAACTGGATGTCCGGGTGGGCGGGCAGGCGCGGATCCGGCACACGACCGACACGGAACAGCCGAGCTGGGGAAGCGCGATCGACATCGGCGGCTATATCTCCGGTGCGGCCAACTCCGCGCAGCTGCCGCTGCTCTCTGGCGTCTACCTGGCCAAATGGATCGACTCGACGGGCCACGAGTCACCGAGCGCGACCATGGTGGTGACCACCGCGCCGTCCCTGAGCAGCCTGAACATCGTCGCGGCGGTGATCGAGCAGCCGGCATTCGCTGGCGCGAAGTCGAACATCGTCTACGACCCTGCGCTCAACGGCATCAAGCTGGTCGGCTCAGGCCTGATTGATGATCAGGGCCTGAGCGACGCCGGCGGCCTGTGGGATAGCCAGGGCACGATCGATGGGCTGGGACTTATCGACACGGTCGTGGGCGCGGGTGGCTGGGGGCTGATCGACTCGCTCGACGGCATCGTCTCGAACGGCACGTACCAGTTCGCCAACACGTTCGACCTCGGCGTGGTGGAGAAGTCGCGCCTCACGGCAACGATCGACGCGATCTCGTTTGACACCGGCGATCAGATCGACTTCCGGTATGACCTCGTCGACACGTGGGAGTCTATCGACGGCAACCGCATCAGCGACACCGTCGTTTCGCTCTACGTGCGCACGACGAACGACAACCCGGCAGGCTCGCCAGTTTGGGGGGAGTGGCAGCACTTCGCGATGGGCGACTACGAGGCGCGCGCGTTCCAGTGGAAGGTTGAGCTGGAAAGCGGCTCGACATCGCACAACGTGGTCGTGACGGGCCTGACGGTCAATATCGACATGCCGGACCGTAGGGAGTCGGCGCGCGATGTCATCTCTGGCGCAGGCGCCAAGGTCATCACCTTCGACAAGGTCTTCCGAATCCCGCCTGTGCTGGGCATCACGGCCCAGAACATGGGGCAGGGCGACTACTTCGTCATCACCGGCAAGGCCGAGTTTGGATTCACTATCACCTTCTACAACGCCGCAAGCACTCCCGTGTCGCGCAAGTTCGACTGGGATGCTGTTGCCTACTAACGCGAGAGGAAAGCATGTCCCAACATGACATGGACGTTGCCAACCAGGCAGGTGCAGCGTTCCGCGCCGATATGAACCAGGCGCTGCAGGCGCTGGCCAGCACGAGTTCGGGATCGGTGGCGCCAACCACGACCTTCGCATATCAGTTCTGGGCGGACACCAACGCCGGGCTCCTGAAGATGCGGAATGCCGCGAACAATGCCTGGATCACCATCGGCCTGCTTGGCGTCCAGAACCTGGGGCACATCCTCCCCGGAACAGTCGTGTTCCATGCCAAGAGCGTGGCGCCAGCCGGCTACCTCAAGGCCAATGGCGGTGCTGTATCCCGGAATACCTACGCGGATCTGTTCGCCGAGATCGGGACGACCTTCGGTGCCGGGGACGGTTCGACGACCTTCAATCTGCCGGATCTTCGTGGGGAGTTCGTTCGAGGATGGGATGACGGTCGCGGCCTCGACACCGGACGCGGGTTCGGTACTTTGCAGACCGAGATGATTGGACCGCACACCCACAACACTATTGCCGCTGCATCTGGCGTCACGGGCGGCGCTGAAAGCATTGCATATATGCCCGGCGATAACAACGGGTTGCATGTGGTGATCAGTAACGGCTCACACGGCGTGCAGCCAAACACCGGCACAGAGAATCGCCCGCGCAACGTCGGCCTGCTGGCCTGCATCAAGTACTAAGGACTCCCATGGACATCTTCAACTACCACCCGAAGACCGGCGAGTTTCTGGGCGCCGGCGTTGCCGAGCCGAACCCTCTGGAACCGGACGACCCGCTGGTGCCGGGCTACGCGACCACCGTGGCCCCGCCGCAGGCAGAGGAACGCCGCGCGCCGGTCTACCGCAACGCCGGGGGACTGCCGCCCCAGAACTGGCCGGAGGGTTCCTGGTCGCTGGTGCCAGACTACCGCGCCGTGCCGCTGTTCCGCACAGCCGACGGTTCCGCGTTCGGGCTGGGCGACGAGTACAGCGGGCTGGGCGATCTGCCGGCTTTTTTGACGGATGAGGCTCGGCCCGGTCCTGCCTATAAATGGGTGGCCGACGAATGGGTGCTGGACGAGCAGCTGGAGACGCAGCAACTCACCGCGCAGGCGCTCGCGCAGCGTGATGCGCTCCTGGCCGAGGCCGACCAGTTGATCGCGCCGCTGATGGATGGCTTCGTGCTGGACGAACTCACGCCGGAGGAAGAGATCCGCCTGAAGGCGCTGAGCCAGTACCGCAAGGCGCTGCGCGCGGTGAACGGCCAGGCTGGCTTCCCGCGCACCATCAACTGGCCGGTGAAGCCCGCGTAGCACCCGCCGCGTTCTGTACCGGCCGCCTTCGGGCGGCTTCTTCATTTTCAGGGGTTCACCATGACGATCGGTATGTCCACCGCCCTGCGCAACTCGCGCCTTGACGCAATTACCACGGCCGCCGGCGCCAGCGCGAAGCTGCGGCTATACACGGGCACTCGACCGGCAACCGGCGCGGCGATCACTTCGCAGACGCTTCTGGCCGAAATGACCTGCGGCGCGACGTTCGCGCCGGCGGCTTCCGGCGGCGTGCTGACCCTCAATGCCATCACCGGGGACTCGTCGGCGGACGCCAGCGGCACGGCCACGTGGGCCCGCCTCCTGAAATCCGACGGCACGACCCACGTGCTCGACATGGACGTCGGGACCAGCGGCTCCGACTTCAACATGAACTCGAACGTGATCTCGGCCGGCGCGGCGGTCAGCATCACTTCGGCCACGCTGACGGAAGCGAACGCGTAACCATCCACGGGGAGGGCGGCTGTGACAACTGTTGTCCTCACGACCGGCACCACCTGGACGGTCCCGGCCGACTGGGTATCTGCTGGCAGCGTGGTCGAGACTACTGCCGCGAGCGGCGGCGGAGATTCCCAAGGGAACAATAACGGCGCCGGTGGCGGCGGTGGCGCCTATTCCTCGATCGCGAACGTCAGCCTGACGCCCGGTCAAGTCGTGCAGATCCGCTTCGGCGCGGCCGGCGTAGCGGGCGGCCCGTCCGCGACGGCCACGGCTGGCGGCGACACGTGGTTCAACGGCACGACGCTCGCAGGCTCTTCGTGCGGCGCGAAAGGTGGCGGCCCGGCCTCGTCGAACACACCAGGTGCCGGCGGCGCGGCGGCCAGCGGCGTCGGTACTACCAAGTTCTCGGGCGGTGCTGGCGGGACTGGTGCGGGTGGCCGTGGCGGTGGTGGCGGCGGCGCGGCGCACTCCGGCGGCAACGGCACGGCGGGCGCCAACGCATCGGGCACCACCGGTGGAGCTGGCGGTGCCAGTGGTTCGACCGCCGGCGGCGCGGGCGGAACGGCCTCGGCGGCCGGCCAGGCCGGGACAGCGAATACGAACGGTGGCTCGGGCGGTGGGGGCGGTGGTGGCACTGGCTTTGCCGACGGCGGGGCGGGCGGTCTGCCAGGCGGTGGCGGCGGGGGGATGGGCGGCGGCGCCTCCACCAACCTCGCAGGCGCGGGCGCCGGTGGCCAGATCCGTATCACCTACACCCCGGCGGCGAGCGCTACCGGGACGATCGCCGCGACACTCGGTGGCGCCACGGCGGCGCTGACCGGCAGCCTGCAGTTTGCCGGCACTGTTTCGCGCACGCTGGGATCCGTAACGCTGGCAGCTACCGGCGGGCAGTCGTTCGCGGGTTCCGTTGCAGGAACACTGGGCAGCGTCACGGCTTCGGTGTCGGGTGGGCAGACCTTCAGCGGCTCGATCGGCGCCGCGCTGGCCGGCGTGAGTTCGGCGATTGCCGGCATGCAGGCTGTCTCGGGCGCGGTGTCTGCCGCGGTGGGCGGCGTCTCGGCAGCCGTTGCCGGCACGCAGACGCTGGCCGGATCGATCGCTGCGACGCTGGCAGGCGCCGCCGGCGCGCTGGCCGGCAGCCAGACGCACAGCGGAACCGTGGCGGCGAGTCTGGGACCGCTGACCGCCTCCCTGTCCGGAATCGTCCTCGACGGGGCGGGCGGCGTCATTGCCGCAACGCTGGCGCCGGCCACCGCCTCGTTCGCTGGCCAGCAGACCCTCGCCGGCACCCTCGCGGCGGCGCTGGGCGGCTTCGCGCCGGCTATCAGCGTGTCGCAGACGTTCGCCGGCACCCTGTCGACCACGCTTGCGCCGGCGGCGGCGAACTTCACCGGCCTGGCGGCAGACGGCCTTGCCGGCGTGCTGGCCTCGACCCTGGGCGCGACGGTGGCCAGCATCACCGGGCGCCAGACATTCAGCGGGTCGATAGCAGGCATGCTTGCGCCGGCCACGATGCAGGCCAGCGGGGTGGTGGCCACCGACAACGTCGAGCCCGCCGATCCGGCGGTGGTGGTCGTGCCGGCCGAGCGGCGGGTGGCCAAAGTGCCCGCAGAGAGTCGCCTGTACGTGGTGCCAGCAGAATCCCGCGCAGCGGCCGTGGCAGCTGAGCCGCGCGCCGCGCGCGTCGAGCATGAAACGAGAGGACTGGAGATACCAGGATGACCACAGCATTCCCGCCGAAGGACCCGGCCGCCGTCCTCGACTACCAGGTGGACTGGTCGGCATGGCTCGCGGAAGGCGAGACGATCAACGAGGGAGCCGTCGCCATCGCCGCGCCAGGGCTCACCGTGAACCCGGCCGGCAAGACCACCGCGGTGTCCGGCGGAAAGGTGACTTTCTGGCTGGGCGGCGGTGTGGCCGAGACGTTCTGCGACGTGTCCTGCCAGGTCACGACTTCCGCCGGCCGAACGGACCGACGAACGATACCCCTGCGCGTCGGCGCGCGCTCGATCACCTAGCCACCTTCGGGTGGTTTTCTCTTTTCTGGAGTGCGCGATGGACAGGCAGCTTTTCAAAATGGCGGCGGGCCTGCCGCAGGCGATGGCTGACCGCTGGTGGCCGCACGTCAGCGCGGCGTGGCAGGAATTCGACATCCAGACGGTGGAGCGGCAGGCGGCATGGCTTGCCCAGGTCGGCCACGAGTCCGGCGGATTCATCTACACGCGCGAGCTGTGGGGCCCAACGCCCGCGCAGGTCCGATACGAGGGTCGTGCCGATCTGGGGAACACGCAGTCGGGTGACGGCAAGCGCTTCATGGGTCGAGGGCTGATCCAGATCACCGGCCGCGCCAACTACCGCGAGTGCGGGACCGCCCTCGGCATCGACCTTGAAGCCAACCCGCTGCTGCTGCAGGGCGACGCGCTGGCGGCGCGCTCGGCGAGCTGGTTCTGGCAGAAGAAGAACCTGAACGCGCTGGCCGATGCCGGCGAGTTCGTGCTGCTCACCCGCCGGATCAACGGCGGCACCAACGGCCTGGCCGACCGGCAGCAGCGTTGGGATCGCGCGAGGCGCGCATTGGGAGTCGTGTGATGAAGATCGTCGAGAACTGGAACAAGTTGTGGAAGAGCACCACAGTGCTGCTGTCGGCGCTTCTTGCCATGCTGGCCGCCGCGCAGGCGGTGCTGCCATCCGTGCAGGCGGCCATCGAGCCCAAGCTCTTCGCGCAGATCTCGCTGGTGCTGGCCGTGCTGATCGGCGCGCTGCGCTATATCGCCCAGCCATCCCTGAAGACGGACGAAGAGCCGACTGACAAACCGTGATCTGCCAGCAGAGCAGCTCGCACAACGGAGCCGTGATGGACCTCACAACGATGAATGTGCCGGGGGGCACGGGCGGGGCGCTTGGCTTCATTGTGGCCGCTATCGGTGGCGCAATCTGGTTCATCCGCAGCGCGTGGCGCAAGGATCGAGTGGAGGGCGCTCAGAGCCAGGCGGAGATCGACATCATTGCGCGCCTGTCCGAGCAGTTGGATAAGGCCAATGCGCGCGAGGCTCTGGCAAACCAGCGCGCTGACCTGGCCTACAAAGAGCGCAACGAGGCCTTCGCCGTGATCGGCGAGTTGAAGGCCAAAATCGGCGGCCTGGAAGCTCAGGTGCAGGCGCTGCGGGAGAAACTCGATGGCAAGGCTACGTGATTGGCTGGCGCGGTACCGGACGAAGTTCATCCTGATCGCGCACAGGATAGAGGCGGTGGCCGTCCTGATCCTGCTCCTGGGTGGTGGCATGGGAATCGGCTATTGGGCCTGCGTCTGGCAGTACCGTGACCTGATGGCGCAGCAGCGCGAGGACCATCAGGCCGAAATCGGCCGGCTGCAGCACGCCTACACCCAGACGCTCCAGGCGCTGACGCCAAAGGTGACGGCAGCCGCCAGCGCGTCGGCGCAGGCGGCGGAGGCCTCGGTCGAGGCGGCCAAGTCCGTGAAGCGCGCCACGCGGCCAACCCCCGCTGCCGCGCCGGCGGCGCCTCGGGCGCTGTCTGAGGCGGAGCGGCAGGACGTCAACCGTGACATTGAGGCAGCAAACCGGAAGGTGAGGGAGGCGCGAAAGTGAAAGCCATCATGCTCTGCTTGATGCTGGCCGGCTGCGCAGCTCCGCCGATGCCGGCCGCGCCCGCGCCGCGCGACTGCCCGACGCTGCCCACCCTGAAGCCCGGCGCCGGCCGCGCCGACATGCTCGACCACATCCGGGTCACCGCCGACCTCTACGCGCGCTGCGCGGCCACGCCATGATCCCGCTCGTTGCAGCTCGGGCTGCCGTGGCGGCGGTGCCATGGCGGGCGATCGGGGTCGCGCTGCTGGCCGCTGGCATCTTCGCCGCCGGCTGGGCCGCCAACGGCTGGCGCAAGGACGCGGAGATCGACCGCATGAAGACGGTCAGCGCTCAGGCGGATCTGGCTAGTGCCAACCAGGCGCTCGGTGATCTGCGCACCGCCAGCGCCACCATCCGCGAGAAAGCCGACGAGTTCGCCGGCATCCAAACGACCCTCGGCGCCAAGCTCGACGCCATTCGGAAGGACCTGAAGAATGCTCCGAAGCTGCCTGCTGATTGCCGCCCTGACGCTGGCCGGGTGCGCCTCATGTCCGACGCCGTCGACGCGGCCAAGCAAGCCGCCGCCGCTCGATAGCGCGCTGGCCGCGCCGTGCACGGTCCCGGATTCGCCGGCCGTTGCCGACTATGACGCTTGGCAGGAATGGGTGATGAAGGATCTGCTGGGCGCGCTGGGCGAGTGTGCCGCGCGGCATCGGAAGACAGTGGAGGCGTGGCCGGGCTGACGCTACCGCTTGACCGTCTCCGGCGGCACCGCGCCGGATCGCTTCACAGCATCAAGCACGACCTCCACTAGCACCATGCCGTCGATGTCCACTTCGTACAGCGTGCGACCACACATCGGGCAGGGCGCCTTTGTCGGAACCGTCTCGCCCCGTAGTCCAAGGTGGAACTCCGAGATTTCCACGGTCGTGCCGCAGATGCACTCGACCTCATCGATGACGTTCATGGTCTTCCCCTTGCAGCGTTGCGCTGCGTTGAGGATAGTCCTTGCACGACATGCGCGAATCGCCCGAAAGGGCCAGAAGATATTGGACCGTCAGATGCTGAACTGAGGGCATTCCCGTTTTCCGGCCAGACTACTTCATGACCTGGCCAGCCCGGCGCGGACCAACGCGCCGTATTTGCTGATCTAGCGCCCTCGGCGTCCCGCCGCCACGCGCGCGGCGCTGGCCGGCAGAGTATTGGGCCAGGCCGCCGCCGAATCGTGCGGCATGGGCCTTAGCCCTTAACGTCGCGCGGGTCATGGCCGAAGGAATTCCGCTCGCGGATCTGGCCGTCCCGGCCATGAATCAGCAGCTCGACCTTGTCGCGCTGGGCGCGCTCGGTGCCGGCCTTGATTGCTTCTTCCTGAGTTTCGTAGGTGGTGCGCTTGCCGCCGCCGGCCGCCTCGACTGCCCAGCCATCGCCCGCCGGCACCACGTGAATGTCCGCTGCCATGATCGTCTCCTGAGTTGGTCAGGACAGTCTGGCGCCGACGCGGACAGAGCGGGTATCCGGCGCGGTCCTACAGAAAGCTGGATCATCCGATGGGCGAACCGGGCACAATAACGGTCAGCCCACAATAGGGAGACCGCCATGCCCGACATGTCGCGGGACGAGAAGGATATTGCTCAGTCGGATCGGCGCCTTGCGGAAGGTCGAGTACTCATTCGGCGGCAAATAGGCATTATTCGAGACTTGCGAGCAGCCTTCCAGCCGGACGAAGCGGCGATAAAGCTGCTTCAAGCTCTACGGAAGGCTGTGACTACCGACCGGGCGCACCGTGCACGTCTCCGTGCACGCGTGGAGCAGCCAGATTGATCAGGGAATCGCCGCCGCTGGCAGCGGCGTCACTTTTTTCGCGCTGATCGAAGAAATTTAGTATTTCGGCCCTCAGTTGCTCACTTTTCTTTCGGCAACGGTCGGTATCGTCTTCCGCACCTTCTCGATCACCCGCCGATGCTTGTCCTCTGCCTCGGACCAAGTCAGGGAGTCGAAGGTCTTGTCCAGGCCGCCGCGCTTGACCACGGTCCGGAATACGGGCGGGTCGTCATTCCTGAGGCTGGCCCAGCCGGAGAAGTAGGTCCAGACCTCCACGCCGAACTCGCCCAGCATGTCCCTGATCTGCCAGCCCTTGCCTTCGAAGCTCGCCCAGCGCGCGTGCACGCCGTAGTCATAGACGCGCACGGGCACGCCCGAATCGTCCAGGATGTAGGAGCGGTCGTAGTCGGGGTCGATGGGGCAGGGCTCGTAGCCGCCAGCCGGTGCGGGCGGCCTGGGCAT